CCTTGCTGAAGGAACCGTATGATTCCTCCCGCCTCAGGCGAGTACGCCTGCGGATCCATCCGCTGGACTATCTCCTTCAATCGCGGTGAAATGTCGTGTTCCTTTCCTAGGATGTCCACCTTGAACTCGGGGACGGTCGAATCAAACTTCCGCACGAGATCGACCTTCGAGACCTGCTTTCCGCTGTTGGCCTTCAGCCACGGGCCGATGGACGTGTCCATCATTTCCGCCTCCTTCACGCCACGTGATGCAAGAAAATCCGTCCACTGCTTCCCACTCATGATTGGGGGACCCTTGATGATCTCCTCGCGCGAGCGGTAGAACATCGCCGGAACATCCTCCGGTTTTCCCGTCACGGGTTTTCCGGGCTTGACCGGTTTTGGCTTTATCTTTCCTACCGTGTAATCAATTGTGTTTTCGTAATACTCGTCCTCATTAATAGGATCCACATCCCTTTCCTTTTTAAGCCACGAGTCCGCTTCCTTCTTGAGCCTGAAATCCTTTACCGTGTTTCCATGCTTGTCGAACACGGCCCACGGGTATTTGAGCTTCTTCGGTGCCGCGACCTTGCCGGTAATGGCCGGCGCGAACTCACGCAGTTTCTCTATGACCTTCGGTCCACCCTTGATGACGAGTTGCTTGAAAAGCCCTCCTGCCTGAAAGTTATCCACAGGCTCCAATGGCGGAACCACGTCGTTAAAATAATCGTATTTCACTTCGCCTCCCTTGTTGTATGCGTGCATGCCGAATCCTCCACGGAACTGGTCTTCCCATTCATCCATTTGTTTCTCCTTTAGTGCCTTTACGTCTATATCATTCTGTATTTTTTCCAGTTTTCTTATCTGCTCTTTTTGAAGCCTTAACTGCGCCCTTTCAACTGAACCGAATATATTACCAGAAGGTGAGAAAGAATCAACATACTCTTTAAACGTATCCGCATAGTAATTGTCCATGTCATCAACGGAATAACCGTCAATGAACTTGTTATCCACCTCGTCTCCCTTCGCAAGCCCCATCTCCCTCGCAATCCTCTTCTTGGACTCTTTTGACGTTCCCGGCAGCACATATTCAACCCAGTCGTCCTTGGCGATGTCCTCACCACCAGCCTCCATGTGCCAGTTGTCATCAACGAATCTTGTTTCCTTGTTTTTATGGTCAATGACGATGTGCTGGTCATTTCCGCCGTCAAAATCCTTGTTCTTCCAGGTTATGGAAGTTTGTCCTGGCTCCTCCGTTAAAACGATATCATCCCATTTTTGTCCTTCTATGCCAAGCTTCGGATCCTCGCCCACCCTGCTTGCAGCGGGCTTAACCCTGAAGTGAGTTTCCTTCGCTGTTCCGCCACCATAGATCTTCTTGGTCTTTGATCCAAGTTTAGCGGCAACCGCGTTGTTTCCAACCTTGGCGGCACTAAATTTAGACGTGTGCAGCGGCGTGCGCTGCAATGTGTTAACCAGTGAAGACACCCACGGCGGCGCGTAGGGTATTTTCTTGACAGCCTCCTTCGTGGCGATGTCGGCGAGTCCTTTCGGAAGAACCTTTGTTCCGGCGAGTGCGCCGATTCCCTTCATGAAAAGACGTCTTGTTATAGCCGGCAGTACCATTATCCTCCCCTCTTCTTTTTCGCGATGTATTCAGCGAGACGCTTAGCGTAGCGCTTTCTTAGATCTTCCTTCGCCTGATCGGAGAGGGACGCGTAGTGTGACTTCTTCATTTCCGGTCCGCGGATCCTGGATTTCTTATAGGGCCACTTGTAGCCGGGACCCCAGCGGTTCTTGGCCCACGCCTTGTAGTGCGGCGCCTGCTTCGGATCAACGCCCTTCCACAGCGAGCCCATGAGCATCTTGAGTTCCTTCTCGGAAAGCTTCTTGGCGAGCTTGGCGAGGATCTTCGATCCGATGCCGACCAGTCCGCCGGCTTGGTAATTCCATTTCTGCTTTCCTTCCATAAGAGCTTCTATGTATTTTCTTATGGGAAGAAATCTCTTTCCTTTTGGTGTGAAGCCAAACGGAGCGTCCTTCTGAATAATATTCAAATAGTCCAGTAACTGTTTAGGATCAATCTCCCTTCCAGGCATTCCAATCTGCTGTCGCGTTCCCGTAGGGCCATAAAAGTTAGATGATACGGATCCATGTTTCATTACTTTATCAATGATACCTAAATCACTCGCAGACGCTAGGGGTTTTTGATAAAGGTAATTCTCAATTCCCCTCTTTGCCATGTTCATGAAATTTGGCTCAGCTTTGATGTTCTGCGGATTGTTCATTAATCGTATCGCCCTCATCACGGACATGTCGGGCTTTCCTGGCCCAGCTATGAGTCTCGCCAAATGCATCATGGGCCATTGATGGCCGTGCCCAGCCAGCATTTGTTTTTTTGAAAGACCCATCTTAGACAATAATTTATATATTTTCTCACTATCTTTTCCTGTATGACCTAAAAGAACATCCGTAAGGTCCTGTCTTTCCTTTATAAGACCCTCATCAAGACTCCCCCATCCTTGCTTGCCGTACTTGGTCAAGAGCTGATCAGCTGGCGTAAACCCGTCTGTCTTTAATCCTCGCCTTATCATCTGCGCCTCAGCGCGACGATGGGCGAAAGCTTCTAGAAATTCATCATTGCTTTTAAGTTTCTGTATAGATCCTTTTCCGAATTCCTTCGCGAATTTTTGCTGCACTCTGGCGAAAGAAGTACTTCCTTGCGAAACCTCTCCTGAATTTATGAAATCAATAATGTTCTGATAGGTGGGATTTGAATGATACCCCATTTCACCCGTATAAGGATGCTTTGTTTCAAGTCCTTTTTCTATTTGTTCCCTGGATAAACTGGAAAATTTCTTTTTGGATTCTTCGGAATGGGCACGAATTATTTTTCCTGTCGCTTTATCAACCCCTTTTTCTCCGCCCAATACTCCAGTGACTTTACCACTATAGGCTCTCTTAATTCCTAATTTTTTTAATTCAGCTGTAACTACATCAGAATTCCATGCATCATCAAAAGTTGTGGAATAATTAGATCCTTGGGTAGTAGTTGGTTTTCCCGTTACAGGATCCACTCTTTTTTTAAAAAATGACGAATAATTATTGGCGAATTCCGGCTGTTCGGAAAGCTGTTTTCTGACCAATCCTTTTATAGTGCTCTTATCTATTCCCTTCTTAGAAACCGCCCTTAATACCTTGGGGATTGCTAATGCTATGTTGATCCAAACGGCCATCCCTAGCCCTCAAACTCGTTCCAAGGTCCTGGTCCGCGTTGCTCGTCTCGTGGTTCTCTTATGTTTTGCATGCGCTCCGAGACGTAGTCGTCGAAGATTACTGGATCGCTGTCCCACGAATCAAATATTTCTGAAGCCATGGCATCAATTCCAGATCCACTACTGCGCCCATCGTCTTTATCGCCCGTAAAGCCGTGATAAATCTGCGGAAGAGTTATGTTTCGTATCATTTTTTGCGCCGTCGGCGCGTCACCCCTGAAATAAGATTTCCAGTTGAAAGGGTTGACATAACGATTAACAGTCTGTCCAAATCCCTCGCCTGGTTTTCTTACGGCAGGAATCACATTCTTCATTAAAAAATCTTTAGCTTTTGTCATAATGCCCTTAGATGGAGTACCCCATAAGTTTAGTTGTGAAGGAATATTTTTAGAAGGACTAAATAATTGCCAGGTGTACGGATACATTTGTTTAGCTGCCGCAGTCACTAAAGGACCACCTCTAGTTGCTAATTTCACTAAATTGAAAGGGTTTAAAATTCCTGCAGCAACATTAACAGGAGCTTGAATAACATCGGAAAGATCGCTTTCTCCTCCACTCTGCGAGAGCATCCACATGCCAAGATCGGATATCAAGGGCTTTCCGGAATCCATCATTTTAATGGCCGCCTTATCCAATCCTAACATTCCAGATACATCTACTTGGGGGTCAAGATCAGGATTGAACGGAAACTGGTAGTGGTCTTTATATCCTTCCGCCATTCCCGTAAAAGGATACTCGAATTCCTCAAGCGCTTTCCAAGGATGGCCTTTTAACAACTCTGTAGGTGCATCAATAAACATATCCTTTCCGGCTTGGAAAGGGGCCATTAGGGTATTCAGCCCCACTGGAAGTGCGTAGTCCTTGAACCAATGATCAGTTCTTGGCGCACCCGGCTCGTATAATTCTTCAGGATCGTATTCTGCACCGGAAGTCAGATCATCCCAAAATTCTTTAATTTCTTCTATTGCCATTAGTAGTATTCCCTCCCCCGTGGGTCACGCTCAATTGCCTCGTCCTTCAGATCATCCTTCAGTGAAACGTGATAGCCCTGCCTGTAACGCATGAGGGCCTGCGTGGTGGAATCCACGTAATCGTCATAGTCGCCGAAGGGGAACGCCGCGCATTCCTCTATGACCTCCTCGGCGAAAGTCTTCTTAGGCGCCCATATGGCTCCGGCTTCAAAAAGCGGGGCCACGCTGTTCACCCTCGAATGTTTATCATTTCCTTTCGAAGGTGTAAAGTTTATAACAGGGATTCCCATCTTTTGCAACTCATGAGTCAACGGCATCCCGGTGGCCTTCGCCTCGATGAGAACCATCTCCGGCTCCCAGTACTTGTATTCCTCCATCGCCACCTTCTTCAATTCCGGAAAGTTCCACCGATCACGCTTCGCGTCAAGCAGAATCAGCGCCTGCGGACTGTCGTCATCGGGGCGAAAAACGCCCCACGTGGTGATCGCCGAATAATCGGCGCTGTCTTTTTTGCTGAAGGCCGTGTCATAGGACTGGATGATGAACTCCAACTCGGGAATTTTCTCTTCCTCCCACGTCTTCCACCATTCACGCTTGATCAGCGCACCCTCTTCCGAGGTTGGATTCTGCATCCACTGCGCGTTCCATTTCGTAAG